GATCAATATCCCGATCGAGGACGTGTGAAAAAAGACGCGCGGTCTTTTAAAAAAGAACACACGTACTAGGGTGTATGTTGCTCACACAGCAACAATATTCATGAGTGCCTGATAAAGGTAATTACCCCCAGAGGTGTTACCATTGGCATTCATCGTCAACTGATCTCCATCCTGCGCTGAAATAAACGTGGAATTTGAGATGTTGGCAGAGGTTGAGGCAGTTCCCGCCCAAGAGGCGCGCAACCCAACCGTATTACCATTCAACTGAAACTCGAAAGATAGATTGCCAAGAGGATTAGCTAATTGTAACCCTTGCAAAATTGAAGACACTAGATAATTCCCTTTTTTGAGAGTAAATGTGTCCCCGAGGAGATTGCCAATAACGTTTAAACCATTAGTGACAAACCCCATCTTTACGTTGAAATTGGTATTTGGAGCTTGACTCTGACTAGAAGTCTGTCTCAGCTCAGTAACAGTTACATTGAGTGGTGGTTTATTATTTGGAACTTGAGGTCCATAAAACCTACCTTTATACGCAACAGTCAACCTGCCAAGAGAAGTTCCATCACTACCTGAAGGCTGTCCCTGTGTAGAATAATACACAGTTCCAACGTCAAAAGTCTTTGGATCTTGTCCTGTAGGGACATTTGCACCACGAGTATAATGAGATTTCGTAAATCCTTTCATCATATGAGGTGGCACTCTAAGTAACTGGGGTTTACAAGGTATTGCATAAGTAGAAGGCTGTACCGCAGCCTGCGTCCTCATGTCTACTGGGTCTGGGTCAGTGCAATCTGAATCAAAGCTCAACACCACGTCTCCCACTGAAACGGCTTGAACTTCGTTAACAACTGGAGTATACTTGATTGTAAGATCAGTAAACTCGTATCTCTCCCAAAGGGGAGCCTCAATACTTAGTCTAGGGAACATAGTTGGGTTACCTGGATTCACATCCACCCAATTTACATTCCACAAGTTTGACGACGTAACATCTTGAAAATACTCCTCACCTTGAAAAGGCTCTGATATCTCCTTAGTCATCATAGCACGATTAGTATTGGTTGTCAACTGATTGTTGATATTCCTATTCCCTTTCCTACGATTTCCTTTCCTTTTATTGTTGCGATTTTTCTTCATCGCTACATTTTGTTGTTTTACAATTTGAATTGTGCGTCTTTTTACGACAACTTTTGGCTTTTGAGCTCTCTTACTCATTTTATCTGGGCTCGTAATCGATTTAAGCACCCTGACAGAGTGAAACTCTATCTCTCCATGGAATTCAATAACACTGTTATAATCCCCATACAATTCATCGTAAGTAACGTGCAAATCATTATAGAGACCCCATAACTCAGGGTTTTTATATGCGAGCTTTTGCATTCGCAACTCTATTATAGAATGAACTTGCCTAGTGGAAAGGACTCTCATAATACCTCCTAACCTTTGCATCTCGGCTCTAGCCGATCCCTGATGAACCTTCTGTCTCCTCAACTTGAGGACAGCAAGGACTTTATTCTCATCATGGTGTATATATGGAACAAACCTAATTGAACAGAAATCCATCTCTTTCCAAGACACTGGGCGTTGTGCCCATTCCATTTTGGCGTGCCT